CTTCATTTGATCCTTTCTCAAGTGCTATTCTCAACACCTATCTGTTGAATTATAATTACACCGGAGGACTTGCGACATATGATTTCTACGCAGGTTATGTAGAACTAGCAGCAAGGATGTTCGGTGGCTTTCTCACATATACGTTCGATCCTGTAACTAAGGTCCTGCGCATCACTCGTGACTTCAAGGGCACAGGCGAGCGCATTCTGATCTGGGCTGACATTCAACGTCCCGAAGCAGTACTCATTCAAGATCCTGGCGCCGGGGTGTGGATCGCTGACTTTATATTAGCAACGTGTAAGATGATCCTAGGCGAAGCTCGTGAGAAATTTAATTCTATCGCTGGTCCTGGTGGAGGAACATCACTTAATGGTACTGCACTTAAAGCTGAAGGCAAAGCACATCAAGAAGCACTATTGCTTGATCTAAAGAATTATGTGGATGGATCACAGCCCTTAACATGGATACAGGGCTAAATTAACTTGGGTTTAAGGATGAGGACTAAATACAAGTATGAAGAACATACTTGAAACCCTCATCGCTAATGACCCGACTTACAATAAGTCAGTAACACGATATCTCTACAAAACGCATCCTGATCTATGGGAACAGATTGTAGAATACACATCCTTTTTGCCAAATGATGCCAAACCCAAGCAAAGAGTCTGGCACATACTTAATGATAGGTATGATATTGAAAAATGTCCTGTTACAGGGGAACCCCTGCGATGGAGGGAAAAAGATTATCTACGGTTCTCGTCATTTGAGGCAAAGAAGCTAGGAATAGGTAAAATCATTAGTAAAGCGACTACCGGAAATCACTGGCGCCAAAAAGATCCCGAAAAGTCTAAGCTTGCTAATGAAAAGTTCTCAAGTGGATTCCGCTCCGGGCAACACAAACCCTGGGAAGAACGAAACAGAGATTGCAGAATATGATCGGTTGGGGTATGGTGGAACTATGAATCAGGACTGGCCATCATATAGAGATGTTCAAGATGATTGGTCTGGCAAACTTGCTGCTGGTGTCAAGTAAAGACTGTCAGTTTCCATCCGGAAACTGACTTTCTATCGCCAGACATCATTCTATACACATTGCTTCTTGGTAGGTTATATTTAGTATAAAGTTCATATATAGTACAGGTTTCTGTTATTCCTGTTATATGCACAAACTGATGTTGAGTTTCTATATAGTTAGGGTGATTTGAGCCTTTGAGTTTATCTGACCTTTTCTTTTTTGCTTCTTTTGTGTATGTTTTCCCGCGTTGGCCTGCCGCGTTTGCTGCACATCTTTCAGGTGAGTGCTTTTTTCCTCGTTGAGCGTTACCGAAGGCCAATCTCATTTCAGGACGTTTCATGTGGTGAGAGTCACCCTTTACTGATCCGCCACCGCCACCGGTTTCCGGAATCTTGTTAGCCCAGTTCGGATCTTCAACTATATTCCATAGTTTACTATAATGTCTGCCCCAGTAACTTAGTTCCTCTTTAGTTAGACATTCTTTCAGTATTTCAGTAGTAACATCGTACCCGTGTTCTTTAATATGCGGTTCCCAATCTTTACCTGATCCTTGATATTTTAGTGGGTTCTGTTTGGTTTTCCCAAGGTATTGTAGCCCGGTTTTGTTGTGGGTCTTCTTATACAAATAAATAGTCATGCTGATGTTCCTCAATGCATTAGAGTAGTTGGGATTGTCCAGATCCGCGAACTACATCTTTATTTATACCTTTTCTCTTGCATTCATCAAATGAATATCGTATACTCTTTTAAAGGAGATACTAATGATTATAGGTGTTACTGGATTGATCGGTTCTGGCAAATCTACTGTTGCTAACATTTTAACCACAAACTATGGTTTCCGAAAGATGGCATTTGCTGATACATTGAAGGATGCTGTTTCGGTTATTTTTTCTTGGGATAGAATCCTATTAGAAGGAGAAACTCAAGAAAGCAGAAAATGGCGGGAACAAGTAGATGAGTGGTGGGCTACTCAGTTGGGTATTCCTCACTTGACTCCTCGTTGGGTACTACAGCAGTGGGGTACAGAAGTTGCCCGCAAAGGTTTTCATGATTCTATTTGGGTCATGTCATTGAACCGACGATTGATGGAGATTAAGGACAATGTTGTCATCACCGATTGCCGATTTCCTAATGAATTGCAAGCCATCAAGAATTCAGGTGGTATCACGATGCGTACTCATCGGGGTCCGGCGCCTGAATGGCATTACTATGCTGAACTACATAATACTATCACGAATCCAGCTCTGTTGGAACTCTGCGTAGCAAAGTTGAACTATTATAATGTTCATGCTAGCGAGTACTCTAGCGTCGGACTGGAGTATGATTACTATCTAGATAATAATGGTAAGATAACTGAATTACACGACCAACTAGAGAACATTTTAGCGGTCAACCACTAAATCTCCGCGTTTCCAGTTAACTTCTTTCCTCTTCACTACCTCGACGCAATTCAAACATATCGTCCTTAAATTATTGAACGATACATTAGTTAAGTCCCCGTCAATATGGAATACCATTGTTTGGCTGGGATAAACTACTTTAAAACCACATAGATCACACGCAATCTTCTTCCTATAGCCTGCTCTTTCCCAGGTGTGTATTTTTGGCTTTTTGTTGGTTTTCTGTTTCCCGCAACTATCACATATTTTTCTGTAATGTGTTTTTCCTTTTCTAATATAGTTTATTGCACATGGTTCTTTATTGCAACGAGAACACATCGGTCTAAGATCAGCTAGACTGTTAGGTAAATGATCAGATTGCTCAAGTCCTAACAGTCTTTTTTTGTGGCGTATCGTTTGATCCTTTATTTTTTTTAGATAGGCTAAGTCTTCTGCGGTGGGGACACCAGAAGCTATCCTGTCGTTTCTTTCTCTTTCTGCTTTTTCTCTTTCCGCTTTTTTGGCGTTAAGTTTTTCTCTATTCTTCGGAACACCATATGGTGCTCCGCTGCCCATTCTACCACCCTCAGTTATGTTCCAGCCTATATTTCTTGTTGGCCGCAACAGGAGTTCTTTGTCATAGCATTCCGCTTCTGTTCCGGAAAAAAGTATTTGACTTTTCATAGAGTCTTTACCGCATGTACTGACGGTCTCTATAAGATTACTATTGTGATGGTTACCTTTTTCTGCCCTACGTAAATGGGTGGCTATTCTGGATGTTGGATTTTTAGATACCCCGATGTAGCCTTCGGATTCGGGATCGGTATGGATATCTAAATGTATCCAGTATACGGATGCTTCGGGATTGTCATTCATTATGTTATTTATCAAAACAATTAACAATTTACATTTAAAGGTATGTATAACAGCCTAAGGCACTATTTTTTATGAAATAAACTAAATAACTATAGAAGCTCAGAATTAAAAGTTTTGGGTTTAGGTAGTAAACCTCAAAATATTACAAAAGGAAAAGAACATGGCACTAGTATCACCGGGTGTAGAAGTTACGATTGTTGACCAATCAGCATATCTTCCAGGACCCCTCAACTCTATCCCCCTAATTATATTGGCTACTGCACAGAATAAGGCCGATCCTACTTCAACAGCAGTAGCAGCCGGAACAACCGCAGCAAATGCAGGCAAGCTATATCTGGTAACTAGCCAGCGTGATCTAGTTACTCTCTACGGTAACCCATTCTTCTATACCACTTCAAATGGTACTCCAATTCAAGGTTATGAACTCAATGAGTACGGTCTGCTAGCAGCGTATTCAGCGTTGGGCGTCACAAATCTAGTTTATACCATCAGAGCAGATATTGATCTAGCGAGCCTAGTTGGTTCTACTGGTCGTCCGGTAGGCTTCCCTGCTGCTGGTACTTGGTGGTTAGATGCTACAAATTCAACTTGGGGAATCTATGAGTTTGATGCAGTCACCGGTCAATTTGTTCTTCAATCTCCTATCGTTATCACGGATCCTACACTGATCAGTGGTAATGTTCCTATTGATAGTGTCGGAAACATAGGTCAATATGCTGTAATTGCGATTCCGGTCGACGGAAGCATGACGCCTCCTGATGCTGCTGCTGCTGGACAATTTTTCTTCAAGAATGGTCTTAATCAGTGGGCAAGAGTAGGATCTACCCTTTGGACAGAATCAAATCCTACTGTTCAAGGCACTAATTCTAATCCGGCGCTAACACATAACGATACATTCATTCTGGGTTGGCAAGGCACTCCATTCACAATCACAGTTCCTGCTTCTCCTAATAATAATGTAGCCGGAGTCTCCAATGCAATCAATGCTCTAGGAATCACTGGATTATATTCGTATGTCGTAAACGGCAGACTGACACTTTATACTAATCAAGTACAAAATCCTAATTCAATGACCCCCCAAGGCATCACGATCACCGCAGGAACCGGTACTGTACTGTCTGATCTAGGAATAGTCCCAACAAGTATGTCAATGCCTGCTTACTATCAACCGCAAGCATTCACAGGACCTTCTTCACAACAGCCACTATGGCAAGAAGGACAACAATATCCTGCTCCTACTGGTTCAGTTTGGATTAAGGTAGGTAGTGCAGGAACTGGACTAGCGCCGGTTATTTCTCAATGGGATAATCTTAATTTAGTCTGGAACCCAAAGACTGTTGGATTTGCTACTTCTGACTGGACTGCGATTAGTCAAGTAGATTCTACTGGTGGACAATCAATCCCAGCTGGCACTGTTTATGCTCAATATGGTTACGACGGTCAACAAAGTTCAGGTTATCAAGCAACTCCAGTGTACTATTGGGAAAGGATCGCAACAGGACCTACTGTCGTGGTCGGCAGCACGACGACTCCGACCTTTACTTCAGGTCCGTATACATCAAAAGTGCAAGTATCCGTTCCGGGTTCAGCGTCACTGTCTTCAAACTACATCCTCAGCGTACCTAATAATGCGACTCCAACTCAGTTCGTGACACAATGGGCTGCTGCTGGTATTCCCTTCACTGTCGCTAGTGTGACAAGCACAGGCGCAATCCAACTTCAACACACTGAAGGCGGTGTCATTGTTGTCAATGATATTAAGGCCGATGGCACTGACAATGGACTAATGACTGCTGCAGGATTCTCTCCTGGCGGAGCTCCTGGCGTGAAGTATGGTCCAGCTGTCATTGAATCACAACAACCAGCACAAACTTCAACTACAGGTGGTGGTCTAGGTCTTCAGATAAACGCTACTGTTACGTTCGGACAATATTATGTCAATCCTACTAGTTTCGTATCCGGTGGCACTGGATATGCAGCAGGTGATAAGGTAACCTTCTCTGGAACTCAGTTTGGTGGAACTAGCCCTGGTAACGACTTAGTAGTGACAGTAGGTTCTGTTGACGGAATCACTGGTGCAGCAACCTCAATCTATTATTATTCAGGTGTTGCTCCTGATGCATTCACTGTTCAACTATCAAACTGGGTATCATTTGATATGACTGCAAGTGCAGGTGCTCCTGTACAAGCTCCTGCAAACCTGACTAATTGGTTTTATAGTGCAGTTGATCAAGTTGATATCATGGTAAACACTACAAATGGTTGGCAGGGTTACAGTAATGTAAACTATAACTCAAGCGGTTTCCCACTACCAAGCGGAACTAATACGACTGATCCTAATGGACCGATTGTAAGTGCAAGTATTCCTACTACGCAGAGCGATGGTACAGCACTACAATACGGTGATCTATGGGTCAGCACAAGCGATCTGGATGTATATCCAGTGATTAGTCGCTGGGAACTGGTAAATGGTACTGCGACATGGGTAGTAATCGACAACACAGACCATGTATCATCCAATGGTATCGTTTTTGCTGACGCTCGTTGGGGTACTTCAGGTGCTGTTAACCCAGTAGAAGATCCGATTCCAACTATCCAAAGCCTATTGAATAGTAATTACTATGACCTAGATGCTCCGGATAGTGCTTTGTATCCAGTAGGAATGCTTCTGTTCAATACCAGACGCTCAGGATTTAATGTAAAGCAGTTCCGCACTGCATACTTCAATCTTGCTAGATTCCCGGACGCAGGTGAGTATGACGCAATGGATCCAACTAATGTTGATAACTTGCCAGAATATACTTATACTTGGGTAAGTGCTTCAGGGTTAGATGCGAAGGGCGTTGCTTACATGGGAAGTTTTGCACAGCGAGCAATGATCGTTCAATCACTACGCTCAGTTGTTGAGACTAATCAAGATATTCGTAACGAGAATAACGCATTTAATCTAATTGCGTGCCCAAGTTATCCTGAACTTCAGCCTGATATGGTCACCTTGAATGACGATAGGGGACAGACATCGTTCATCATCGGTGATACTCCGATGAAACTGCCTAATGATGCTACTGCTCTTCAGGCTTGGGCAACTAACGCAGCAGGTGCCGAATCAACTGGTCCTGCAGGACTTGTAACAAGAGATACTTATTTAGGTCTTTTCTACCCATCAGGCATCACAACCGATCTAAGCGGTAATCTTGTTGCTGTCCCCCCATCTCATATGATGATTAGAACATTCTTGCGTAATGATACTATTGCTTATCCTTGGTTCGCAGCAGCGGGAACGACCCGTGGTACTATTGACAACGCTACTAATATCGGTTATGTTGATAGTCAGACAGGTGAGTTCATTGTCACTTCGCCAAGTCAAGGTAATCGTGACGTTCTCTACACCAATCAGATCAACCCACTAGTATTCTTTGTTGGTCAAGGATTGCTGTGCTATGGTAATAAATCAAGTGAGGCTACAAACACTGCACTAGATCGTATCAATGTTGCAAGATTGATCTGCTACATTCGGGTTCAACTGAATATCGCAGCAAGACCGTTCTTGTTTGAACCTAATGATGCGCTAACTAGACAACAGATCGCAGGCGTCATTCAAACCCTGTTTGTTGACCTAGTCGCAAAAAGAGGAATTTACGATTACCTGGTAGTGTGTGATACTTCAAATAACACTCCGGCTAGAATTGATAGAAATGAACTTTGGGTAGATTGCGCGATTGAGCCAGTCAAAGCGGTCGAATTCATCTACATCCCAGTGCGTATTTTGAATACAGGCGCACTAGGAAATAACAACGGTTAATGATTATTTTAGTGTGAGTGCCCAGGGCACTCACACTAAAAGATAAATAAATACAACAGGAGAATTTACAAATGGCAACAGCCTCACAATCACTATTCAACATGACAGTACCGACAGATAACGCTGGTGGTAACCAGGGCTTGTTGATGCCAAAACTACAGTTTAGATTTCGTGTTAATTTTCTGAACTTCGGATCTAGTTCCTCACAAGGATTGTCTCTTACTAAGCAAGTAGTTGACTGTTCCCGCCCTAATGTAAGTTTTGCAGATATTGCACTTCAAGTTTACAACTCAACGCTTAAACTTGCCGGAAAACATACTTGGGCAGACATGAGCATAAACATTCGTGATGATGCATCAGGTAGTGTTTCAGCCGCAGTAGGTTCCCAACTTCAAAAGCAATTAGACTTTGTTGAACAAGCAAGTGCTGCTACAGGTCAAGATTACAAGTTTCAAACAAATGTTGAAATTCTAGACGGTGGTAACGGTACGGCTGCTCCTGTCGTTCTTGAGACTTGGGAACTGTACGGCTGCTATTTAAAATCAGTAAACTATAACACATTGAATTATGCCACAAACGAAGCGGTAACAATGGCATTAACAATTGCATTTGACAACGCAATCCAATCACCTATTGGTTCTGGTGTCGGATCACCTAATAATCGTCCAAATTCTGGTACTACTGGTTCTGTTACAGGTATCGGCGGTTCCGGCGGATAAAGATAAGGTTAACCGATTTTAATGTCTGGGTTTAATCAAAATCTTCTTACCGATAATGGTAATGTAACTCTTAGAGATTACACCCATGCATCTAAGACCTTTAGGACTAATTCTTACCAGAATGCTCCCAAGTTAAAGTTTCTATTCCACACTTATTTCACTCTCAACGGTGGAGTACTTGATAACTTTGTTGGTGGCCGTGCAGGTAGTGGTTTAAGTACCACTACCAACTTTGGATTGATGGTCAAAGAAGTTAAGCTTCCCTCTTTTAACTTTAACAACCTTGTATTAAACCAATATAATAGAAAACGAATCGTTCAAACAAAGTTAAGATATGACCCAATCGAAATTACCCTTCATGATGATAATGGTGATAACATCAATGGTCTTTGGGAAGCATATTATAATTATTACTACAATGATTCAACAAATACCGGATCTGTTTTAAACGGGGCACAGGGTGGCCCCAACAATAGCGGTGGATTGAAACAATATAATAAACGTAATATATATGATCCAGACACTAGTGGCAATGGTGATTGGGGATTTGCGGGTGGACAGTCTTCTTCTTCCGCGACTCCCGGAACAAAGATACCGTTCTTTAAGAATATAACAGTATTCGGTTTCAATCAACATAACTTTACTGCATATACTTTGATTAATCCTATAATTAATAGTTTCTCGCATGATAGTTACAACTATAGTGAGGGAAATGGTACTATGTCAAATAGGATGACGATAGATTATGAAACTGTTGTTTATAATTATGGTAAAATGGATGGTAAATCTCCCGAAAACATCGTTACTGGTTTCGGAGATCAGGCTACATATGACACGACTCCTAGCCCTATCATGCAACCCGGAGGAAATCAGTATGCACTCGGTCAAGGTGGATTGACCCCTGCTAATGGTGGATCAATTAGTTCACCTACTAAGGGAAACCCTGATGCCGCAGCCTACGCACAAAATGCAACAAATGCTAACCCGTACACTGCGTCCGGAGGTACAAACAACGTGAACAGTACTGCTGGTGCACAAATGACTGCGCTGCTTCGCCAATCTCAACAGCAGCAAACTTCAGGACGAAACAACCCATTCTATTTTGCTACGGCAGCCGCAAGCCCTGGACCAGCAGGTACAGCTAATGCACCTACGATAGATGTAATATCTGTTCCGCCGCCAATAACACAGGATGTAGTCGTATCGGGTCCTCCGCCGGGCGACATCGCACTTCTCCCCAACAGTTCTCCTACAATTGATTATTCTGCTTCTACTCCGGCAGGACAACCTACAGTACCTGTTCCCGATCCTGGATCGACAACTCTTCCTCCTACTGATTTGATTACTCCCTTCTCAGGTAATCAATATGCTGCGGATGATTTAACAAGCCCGCCCGATTTTAATGTCGGTTCAGAAAGTATATAAATACTAACATGTCAACCGTCGTTCAAGTCAGTACTGTAAGTACAAATGTAGAAAACAACTCGGACACCACCATAACTATTTTTGATAGTTTCTATAATACTAACCTATATGTCAATGGTGCTGAATACGATGCAGTAAATTCGTATTTCTACAGTGTTACTGGTAGCAATATCATTGCTGCTAACTATGCAGCGATCCTATTTAGAATCGCACAAGAAGGCAACTACAGTGTTTTGCAACTGCTAGAGTTAATCAAAGGCAATTCTGCTGATTTATTGCAACTCAACGCTATCATGTGCTATTATCTTAATACATTCAAGTCCAAAGCCTCATTATATGGTGTTAGCAATATTCCAAATCCCAATCAGGCTGTGCAGAGGAATGTCATCCTGTAGGAGTATAATTTACTAAGGAAATTTTACTAAATGGCACGGTGATAATTGTAAGTTGAAACTAAATAGCATATAAAATAAAAAGTAGAGTAATTATGGCTAAGTGGGCACAAGGTTTTTACACTCCAAAAAATCCTCAAAAGTACATAGGTAAACACCAGCCACGGTATCGCAGTTCTTGGGAATTGGCAATGATGGTGTTTCTTGACAATAACGATAACATATTACATTGGGCAAGCGAATCAATGAAGATTCCTTATCGGCATCCCTTCACAGGTAAACCAACAAATTATATTCCAGACTTCTTTGTAGTATACAAGAACAAACACGGTAAAACCTTAGCAGAAATAGTAGAAATTAAACCAAAGAAACAAAGTCTGATTGAGAGCAAAGTAGCGAATACAAAAGACAGGATGGTAGTAGCAATAAATCACGCCAAATGGGCGGCCTGCAATGCTTACTGCAAGAGCCAAGGATTTACCTTTCGCGTAATCACGGAAGACCAGCTCTTTCGCAATGGAAAAGCTAAATAAAGAT